CGCTTCCAATTTTGTTTGGCCATGACGTCAACGATCCGGTCGGATCGTGGGACATCGCAACGGAAAAATCTGATGGCCTACACCTGTCGGGACGTCTGTTGGTCGACGATGTTGAACGTGCTCGCGAGGTGCGCGCTCTTGTTCGTTCTGGTGCGGTACGCGGCATCTCGATCGGCTTCATCACGAAGAAAGCCGTCAATCGATCGGGCGGTGGTCGCACGATCAAATCCTTGGAATTGCTTGAGGCCAGCCTCGTGACAATTCCGATGCACCCTGGCGCTCGGGTCACCAGCGCGAAGTCTGCCGTGCAAGCACTTTCGCTGGCGGCTGCAATCCAACGTGCCACTGCGGCACTTTCACACTAAGGTTTACATGAAACACGTTTCCCATATCGAATTTAAGGCCGAGGCCGACGATCCTGTTGGCATCGTGCAGAAGGCGCTCGATGACCTCACCAAGACCATCGACGAACGCCTGAAGAAGGTGGAGGCCAAGTCGGCCGAGCCGGAAAAGAAAGACGACGTCGTCGACGTCAAGGCGCTCGAAACCCGCCTCGCCGAGGTAGAAAAGAAAGCCAATCGTCCCGCAGGCACGAAGGCGGGCGACGAGCAAGCCGACCTTGAAAAGAAGGCTCTCGGCTGTTTCATCCGCACCGGCTCTGACGTCGAGGTGAAGGCCGCAGCGTCGGACAACGCGGTGGACGGTGGGTGGATGGTGCTGCCTTCAATCGACCTGTCGATCCGCACGTTGATGACCGACATCTCGCCCATGCGTAGTCTGGCGGAAGTCGTGTCGATCGGCACGTCCACCTACGAACGCTTTTACTCTATGGGTAAGCGTGGGGCTCAATGGGTTGCCGAGCGTGATGACCGGCCGCAGGACACGGCACGGCCGGAACTGATCAAGCAATCCTACGGCGTTGCCGAACTCTATGCTGCACCGGCTGCGACTCGTCAGCTTCTCGATGATGCGCAGGTCGATATCGCGTCCTGGCTGATCAACAACGCCACGCACGACTTCGCGGAAACCGAAGGTGAGGCATTCCTTCGTGGTGATGGTACGATGGGCAAGCCTCGCGGCTTCCTCACTTATGACGTAACCAATGAAAAGGACTTCGTTCGCGCGTGGGGTAAGTATCAGTATGTCCCGGCCGGTCATGCCTCGGCACCGACTGACGCCAACCTTGTCACCGCCCTCGTCAAGCTGGTTGCCGCAGTGCGCACGCCGTACAAGGCGAACGCCCGCTTCGTCATGAACTCGAACACCGCTGTTCGTCTTCGCACGATCGTTGACGCCAATGGCCGCTACCTGTGGGCGCCGACCGGCAACCTGATCGAGGGCGTTGAGCATCCGCTGCTCGGCTATCCGGTCACCATTGACGACAACTATGACGACATCGGCGCAGGCGCGCTCGTCATCAGCTTCGGCGATCACCGTCAGGGTTATGTGGTGGTCGATCGCTCCGGCATCCGCGTCACTCGCGATGAGGTCACCCAAAAGGGGCGCATTCTCTTCGACACCTACAAACGTGTAGGCGGCGGCGCTGGCGATTTCAACGCGGTCAAGTTCCTCAAAGTTTCGGCCAGCTAACGCGGCTCGGTGGCGGGCTTCGGCTCGCCACCTTCCTCTTTCCAAGGATTCAAAATGATTGATACGTTCACCGACAACAAAGTTGTCGCGTCTCTCGTGCCTGCCGTGCAGGCTGCTACGCTTAAAGGTAGCACTGTCGATACGCAGGGCTTTGGCTCAGCGTTGATGGTAGTCAATACCGGCGCGATTGCATCCGCCGGCGACTACTCCATTGCCATGCAACACAGCGATACGACCACGGATGGCGACTTCGCCAATGTCACCGCAGCCGACTTGCGCGGCTCGCTGCCGACCACTCTCGCCGATAGCGTCACGTATCGGCAAGGATATTGTGGAAAAAAGCGGTATCTCCGCGCCGTCATCACAAAGGCGAGCGGTACCAGCATCGCGGCCGGCGCCGTGTTCGTGCTCGGCCACCCCGCCCTCGCGCCGGTTGCTTAAGGAGTCACCATGTCACTTTATCCCGTAGCGGGCAGCAAGCTCTACATCGGCACCACGCTCGCCGATAAGGCCACGGACTTCGTCGAGGCGGACTTCACCAGTCAGACTTGGACGCTGATTGATGGCTGGGAACAGTGGGGTGCGATCGGTGATACCGCGCAGGTAATCACCACCAGCCTCATCAATCGTGGCCGAGACGTGAAACAAAAAGGCACGCGCAACGCGGGCTCCATGCAGAACGTGTTTGCGGTTATCTCAACTGACCCGGGACAGATTGCGCTGATCGCTGCCGAGAAGACCGTAAACAACTACGCGTTCAAGATCGAATTCCCGGACAAGCCTGCTACTGGCACCGCACCGACTCCGTCGCAGCGGTTGTTTATTGGCCTTGTTACCTCGGCGCAGGAAGCGGGTGGTGAAGCCAACACGATTATGAAGTTGAACTCTACGATTGAGATCAACTCCAACATCGTTCCGGTTGCCGCTGACACTGGCGACTGATGCCTACGCGCGCCGCTCGCATTTGCCGATGTGGGCGGCGCGTGCCCTCTGGTCAGCGTTGCGTATGTCAAAAGCAGCGCGACCGCGAGCATGACAAGGTGCGTGGTAGCAGTGCGCAGCGTGGGTATGACAACCAGTTCCGCGTCATGGCCAAGGCATTCCTTGCTGAACCTGGCAATCAACGCTGTGCTTGTGGCGCTCCTGCTGTCCTTGTTGCTCACCGCATCTCAATCAAGAAGGCACCGCATCTCAGATTGATGAGATCGAATTGGATGCCATCGTGCATCGCTTGCAACAATCGCCAAAACATCCGCTGCGAAGGCGGTTTCGGTCGACCCCACGGGGGGTGATCAAATTGTTCGCGGAATTGCGCCACGACCGGTGGTTTCCGACCGCGCAAGAGATGAACTAATTGGAGTTTTCATGATTCTCACGCTTGAGCAGGCGAAGGCGCACCTCGCGCAGACGCTCGATGTTGACGACGATCTGATCGAACGCCTCATCGCGGCGGCGCAAAGCCATTTTGAAAACTGGCTCGGGTACGAGATCGACGAACGCTACCCCGACGATGTGCCGCCCGCGCTGGTGCACGGCGTCGCATTGTTGACGGCTCATTGGTACGAGAATCGAGAGGCCAGCCTCGTTGGCGTGAGCGCGCAAGCTCTACCCTTCGCGCTACAGGATATTATCAACGATTACCGCGACTGGAGTTTCGGCGAGACGGCCGATGCCTAACGTGTCTTACGCCGTTCAGAAAGCCATCCGCGCTCGCCTGATCGACGTTGCGGCGGTCACTGCGCTGGTGCCAGCCACTTCGATATTGGATCGCAACGAACGACCCGCGCCAGATCCGTCCATCATCCTCGGAGAGGATCAAGTAGTCGATCCGGGCACCGCCATCGATCGCAGCCTATCGCGCGTGCATTCCACTTTGCACATTTGGAAAAAGGAAGGCGGCCTCTCCGGTGTGAAGGCCATTGCCGCTGCGGTGCGCGATGCCATTCGGCAAGGCCGACTATCGCTTGAGGCTGGCCTTCAATGTGCTGATTGCCGCGTGAGCGACATGCGCTTTCTCCGCGACCCTGATGGTGTGACGGCGCATGGCGTTGTGACAGTCGAAACGCTCGTGCGCGAGGTGGCCTGATGCGCGCCGGCAAGATGGATTCCGTCATTACGATTCAGCGCTATTCGCGCGTGGTCGACGAAGGTGGCGGATCGGTTCTCACCTGGACCGACCTCGTGACGCTTCGCGCGCAGATCATTCAGGCGACCACAGAAGAATTCATGCGCAATTCGGGCGCGCGCGACGAGACTGTCGTGATCTTCCGCACCCGGTATTTTGATGACGTGAAGACTGCCGATCGCATCGTGTACGACGGTGTCAATCACAACATCAAGGAAGTGAAAGAGATCGGACGCGGCCGCGGTTTAGATATTCGCACGGTTGCGATTCAGAGCGAGCAATGAAAGGCACCAAGCCGCAATTGCGCACCGCAAGCAATGCGGTGAAGAAGCCGCCCGCCCCGCCGTCATGGCTATCAAAGGATGGCCGCGCCGAGTGGTCGCGCGTGATCCCTTCGTTGGTGGAACGGCGCATCCTCACGGACGCCGACATGGGCGCGCTGGAGAATTATTGCCTCGCTACCGGCCGCGTTCGCGAGATCGAGCGTGCAATCCAGAAAAACGGAATCGATCCTGTGTTCGTTCGAATGCAGGACAAGGCGATGGCAACGGCTCGGCAGCTTGCCGCGGAACTTGGCCTAACGCCGGTTTCACGCAGCCGGCCTTCCGTTCGCAACGATAATGACGAAGACGAAGATTCCCCGCTTGACGTCTGATACTTACCCGTACTGGCTGTTTGACGACTCGCCTATCGACGATCCCTTCGGATACGGCGAGCGCGCTGTCACGTTCCTGCGCCGGTTGAAGCATCCGAAATCTACTCTGCCCGGCCGCGCTTTTCAGCTTGATCCGTGGCAAGAGCGTATTGTCCGGCGCATCTACGGGCCGCGCCACGACAATGGAACGCGCGTTGTTAAGACTGTTGTGCTGTTGCTGCCACGCGGTAATCGGAAAACCAGTTTTAGCGCCGCGCTAAACCTGCTGCACACGATCGGACCTGAGCGCCGACCGCGCGGTGAAGCCGTGTTCGCGGCGTCTGACAGGGCGCAGGCAGGCCTCGGATTCGCGGAAGCTGCCAGCGTTATCCGCGAGGACAAGAGGCTCGTCGCTGCGACGCGCATTTACGACGCTCATAACAGCGTAAAAAAGATTGTATTCAACAAGGACAGCTCATTCCTAGAAGCAATCAGCGGCGAAGGCGCACCTGCCCATGGTCGCACGATCGCCATGGCGCTGTGCGACGAACTTCACGTCTGGAAGAATGCGGAGTTGTGGAAGGCTATCAAATCGTCGCTGCCAAAAACTCAAGGCTCTCTCCTAGTCGTCGCGACAACCTCCGGCCGAGGTAACGACAATATCGCGTTCGAGATCGTCGACCATGCCCGCAAGGTGGCGCGCGGAGAGATCGACGATCCGTCGATGCTTCCGATCCTTTTTGAGACGGATCCCGACGCTGATTGGCATGACGAGGCTAACTGGTATCGTGCCAATCCCGGCCTGGCGCTCGGCTATCAGGATATCGAAGGGCTGCGCCAGCTTGCTAAGGAAGCCGAAGCTAGCCCGACCGCGCGGGACACGTTCCGGCAGTATCACTTAAACGTCTGGCTCGACCACTCAACGTCGCCGTTCGTGGAAATGTCGGTTTACGACAAGGGCGACCGCCCTATTCCTTGCGATCTCGACGGTCTGCCATGCTGGATCGGGGTAGACATGGCCACTACTACGGACCTCGCCGCGGTGGTGGCGTGCGTTCGTCGCGACGATGAATACATTGTGCTTCCGCAGTTTTTCTGCCCTGACCACGATCTGCGCAAGCGCGGCAATCGCGATGGCGTCAACTACGTCGCCTGGGCCGAGGCCGGTTACATCACACCGACGCCGGGCAATGCGATCGACCCGCGGGCTATCGAGCAGCATATTCGCGGCCTGTGCGAGCGGTTTGACGTCCGCGAGATATGTTTCGATCCGGCATATGCCAGCAACGTAATGGGACCGCTCACCGACGACGGATTCCCCACCGCTACGCTGCGGCAAGGATGGGTGACGCAAAGCCCGGCGCTCAATGAATTGGAGCGCGTGATCGTCGAGGAAAAGCTGGTGCATGCCGGAAATCCTGTCCTGCGGTGGTGCTTCTCTAACGTAGCAATCCACACCGACAGCGCGGGCAATCGCGTGATGCACAAGGGCAAATCGACAGACCGCATCGACGGCGCGGCCGCCTCATGGATGGCCGTCTCTCGCGCAGCAGCGCATCAAGAGGCGTCGTTTTACGATCGCGACGACTGGAAAGATGATGATGGCTGGATCTGACGAAGAGATTGATCGCCAAATCGCGGACCTTGAATTCAAGGTGAAGCGCGAACTCGCTACTGCCATCCGCGCCGAGGCTGACAGGCTGGCGGACGCGGTTAAGGCTGCCGCACCAGTGAAGACAGGCGCGCTCCGCGATTCCGTCAGGGTGCGCCGTACGCGAAATGATCTCACGCTTTATGTCGAGGCAGGCGGTGCGGCGACGACGAAGGCTTACGACCGCGAAACCGGATACGAACGTGAAGTCGTGATCGGCTCCGGTGACACCGCGGGAATAGCCAAACAGGCTGATGGCTCCGGCGTTTCCTACGACTACTCAATGGCCATTGAATTTGGCGCAACAGACCATCCGGCAGAACCGTTTTTTTATCCAACGATCCGCGCGATGGAAGACGAAATTAACGCGAACATTGCGGCGGCAGTCGAAAAGGCATTTTCCGAATGAATATTACATGGTCCGGCGGCACTCATAATTTTGATCTCCGCGCACCGCGTGTTCGATGGATGTTGTCCGAAGCGCAACATCCCTTCCCCGGACAATATGGCAGCACTCCCGCGGCGGCGATGAAGCGGTTTGACGAGTCGGTATTTTCGCCGGATGACGTCGAGCGCGTTCTTAAGCTTGGCCTGATCGGTGGCGGCTTATCGGAAACCGAGGCCGACGCAGTGATTGCCGAGCACGTTCACGGCAAGGCCATGGGACCGAGCGCGAATACCGCGTTCGCGGTGTTATCGACTTACTTTTTCGACGATGAGGACGCCGCCTGATGCCGGCACTATCCTGGCGCATCGGCGCGAACCTCGACGATTTCAAGCGTCAGATGAACGAGACCTCGTCGCTTGCCAAGACCGCAGCGCGGAAGGTTGCTCAAACGTTTCTGGACGCGAATAAGGATCTGGCGAGCGGCGCAGCCACCGCAGCATTTAGCGGTGCAGCCTCCGGCGCGTTGAAACTTGCCGGACGCATCGCGCTTGTCGTCGGCGCCGCGAAGCTCATGGGCGACGCCATTGGTGCTGCGCGTGCGCAGCTTGCCGACATGGTGGAGCTACAGAATAAGTCGCAAAACGTCGGCGTTTCGGCTGGCTTCTTCCAGGCGTTCAGCGCGGAGGCTCGAAAACTTCAGGTCGATGTCGGCGATCTTGAGGGCGCGTTACAGCACGCCTTCAACGCCACCAAGGATAAATCGCCAGTTGATCTTGCTGCATGGGACACCGGCAAGGACCGCATTACCGAGGTTGAACGGGCGCTTCGTATCTACAACGAGACGCTGGCGCGCACCAAAGGTCAGACGCTCGAAGGTCTCGTCCTGTTCCGCGATGCGGATACGCAGGAGAAGAAAGTCCAGGCCGTTCTCAAGGCTATGGTGCAGCTTGAGGGCATCGGCCAGCGCACTGCCGCGCTTGATCTTGGCGAGAAGATGTTCGGCGCGGCCTTCGTCGACCGCATCAGGCAGGGCCGCACGTCTGCGGAAAGCATCCTTGCCACGATGCAGAAGATGGAAGGCAGCGACGATGGCATCTATTCTAACGCCCTCGTTGCTCGCGCCAAGGCCGTGGATGACCAGCTCCGGCTTTCGGAGGATCGCCTTTCCCGCGCGTTGAAGCCGAGTTTCGACGATATATCCAGCACCATCCTGACGATCAAAAACCTCTGGGCCGATATCGTCGGCTACATTGCTCAGGCCGTTGAGCTGGCTAACAAGCTCGGCATCCTCGGCAATGAAGTATCGCGGCTCAAGACACAGCGTGACGAACTCGATGATTCCATCAAGAATGGCAACGAGATCAGCGTTTTCGGTTTTAAGACGGGTATACGTCTGCCGAAGAATGTCATTACCGAAGATCAAAACCGCGCCAAGCGCGATGAAATCCAGGCGCGTATCGACGATCTGACACGGGAACCAAACGTATTTCCAAAGCTTGAAGCGCCCTCGCGCGGCACTGGCGACAGACCGACGCTAAAACCGACTGCATCGTCCGCGGATCGGTTCGATACCAGCGCCGACCAGATCGAGAAGCGCATCGCCGCCCTACAGGCGGAAGCCGGCGCGATCGATCTCGGCACCGAGGCGCGCGACAAGGCGCGTATCGCAGCACAGCTTGAAACCGTTGCCAAGCAGGCAAATGCCGCGGCCGGCCTTGGCGAAAACGTTGTTACAGAAGAACAGCGCAAAACGATCGATGAAGTTTCCGTCGCCTATGGCAAGGCTGCGGTGGCGATCGAGAAAGCTAAGATTGCCAGCCAGATCAAATTTGATCAGAACACCGCTTTCCTTTCCGAGCGCGACGTCGCCATCGCTGCGCAATTGCGCGGCATCTATCCTGACGTCGCCACCGCACTGAGCAGCGTTGAAGCGGCAGGGATGCGCGCCGCTCATGGCATGCGCGAGCTGGGCAACATTGGCCGTGATGTTAATCGCAGCATGTTCGTCGAGTTCGGCCAGAGCATTCGCAACGGCGCGAGCGCGTGGGACGCGTTCAAACAGGCCGGCGTGAACGCCCTCGGCAAGATTGCCGACAAGCTGATGGAGATGGCTGCCAATAAGCTATGGGACTCGGCGTTCTCCAGCTCTAGCGGTGGCATCGGCAAGTTGTTCGGCTTTGACGATGGCGGCTACACCGGGCCGGGAAGCAAGACGCAGGCAGCGGGCATCGTCCACAAGGGCGAAGTTGTTTGGAGCCAGGCCGACGTGCAGCGCGCGGGCGGTGTTGGTGCCGTGGAAGCCATGCGCGCTGGTGCATTTAGTGCGCCCGTCTCGACTGCCTCCTCCGCATCACCGATCATCGTCAACGGCGGCAATACCACCATCAACATATCCGGCAATGCGAACGACGACACCGTCGCGCAGATGCAGGCCGAACTGGCAAAGCGCGATGCGGTATTCAACAGCAAGGTTGTTGCCGCTGTGCAGGATGCGAAAAAACGGAGAGTCTTAGCGTGAATCTCGGCGACCTTGACTACACGGACCAGACGTTCCAGCTCGTCGCGCGCCAAGAGCTATCGCGCACCGCTGGCGGTACAACGTACGGCAAAGATTTGGGTCCGGCACTCTGGCAGGCCAGCTATACCAGCGCACCAATTCCGCACAGCAAGGCGGTGTCGTTTGAGGCAAGCCTCAATAAGCTGAACGGCGTGATCGGCACGTTCGACGCTTACGATCTGCGCCACCCTTATCCGTTGCAATACCCGAACGGCAATTTTGCCGACGACGCCACGATCGCAAGTATCAATGGCACAAAGATTTCGCTGAAGGATCTGCCCGCGTCATTTCAATTGAAGGCTGGCGACTATCTCTCAATGGAAGTTCAAGGCAGGCGCGTGCTGCATCAATGCGTGCAAGACGTGATTGCGGACAGCGATGGCGAGACGACTGAATTTGAGATTCGGCCGGAGCCTTGGCCCGGCACAGAAGAAGATATCGCGGTGACGTTGAAGAAACCCGCGTGCCGGATGGCGTTGATGCCGAATTCGGTGACGACGCGCGTGAGCGGGCCGCACACGGTGATTTCGTTTACGGCGGGCCAAGTATGATCGATATCGACGCGCTCTCGGACCAGCTTGTCGATATTTTAAAATGGCAAGTCGCCAACCCAGGCCGGAAGGACGGTCCCGAGATTCCGTATGCGGGCCTGCGTGTCTGGGGATTGTTTCTGAAACTACACGAGCAACGCGGCGTAGCGTTCGGCCCCTGCCCGATTACGTACAGCGACATGCTATCGCTCGCGCGGATCAGCGGTGAAGCAATCCGGCCTTGGGAGGCTGAAGTAATAAGAGCGCTGGATCGGGAATGGTTGTCATGGGCGAATAAGACGGAGAAGCCGGCGGATGTTAGTAGCCGGCCGATGTCGCCGGCTTTGTTTGATGCGGTGTTTCAGTAGTTAACCACTAATCAGAAACGGTCGCGGAACATGCACGCAGAAATTCTCTTCCATAAGCACTCAAGGCATACATCCGCTGATTTTGATAGAGGCAGCCAGCTTGATACAAACTATCGATTGATATTTCAGTCAGCTCCCTCCTCGCCCCCATCGCAGCAGCAACTTTTTCTTTTGTCGTCCATGATTCTTGCCTAGGCAATTGACTAATTGCATCCAGCGTCAATGCATCAATCGGCTCTAGCTTCCTAAGTGTATTAATGAATGCCGGCCGCACATCGTCGCGGCGTGCCGGATCCATCGCATTGGCAAGCAATTGCGCCCATATATCTTGAAGTTCTTCACGGCTCTCGCCGCGCGCCGCCTCAAGCAATGGAATTGCTATTTGTTCTGAAACCGGTGCCGTCTCTTCCAGATCGCGATCTTTGAGAATCTTTTTCGTCTTGCGAGAGAGCGCATCGAGATTTCGCTCACGCGCCGCATCAATGTGGTCACCGATTAGGAGTCCATAAATGTTGGCAACTGGTCTACTGATTGCATGCGCGCCTTCGCGGACTGCGTCGATAGCCTTCCCGGTGGTCTTCGCCGTTTCCTCTATTGCTTTTGAGTACGGTGCAATTTCGTCGGTCATATGTAATCCACGAAAACAGACTTTATTTAATCGGAGAGTTTACGTGAAATTTGCCTGCATCAGAATCGAGGAAGGCAATTTCGATTTCTCGTCCATCCTCTAAGCGCAATTTACAATTCGCATTGTTGAATAGAAACCACGAGTCACCGGGCGACAAATCCGGAGCGATACCTTCGTACCATTGACGGTTTCGCTCTCGCCGAAAGCTTATCTCATACTGAGCGGGTATCTCTCGATCTTGCACTAAAAAGTGGCCGTTGCCCCTCATGATTTCTTCCCCTTAAGCCCAGACTCGATCAACAAACGGATCGCAGCGGATCGGCTAACATCGTTTCGCTCCGCCCACACCTCGATGGCGTCAATCAATTCCTGCGGTAGGCGCGCGGTGACGTGCGGATCACGCCCCGTTGCGGGACGTCCTCTCTTCTTTTTTGGTGTCACCGATATTGACCCAGCCATGATTCTGGTGTAACAAATAATCAGGCCGGAAGGAAGTTGGAGCTTCCATCCCGGCCCTAACCCGCACCAAGGATCACGCCATGGTTAAGGCTAACGTTACCGCTATCACAGAATCCCCGCCGCCATCAGTCACCGCGCTGATTCGCACCCACCGAAAAATCGATGTGCTGTGCCGCGCGTCGCTCCCGGCCCGCGTCGTTGCCGAGTTGTCCGGCACACAGTTTGATCTCGGTTTTGAGATCGCACGCACACAGGCCCGCAATGCCGATGAAGTTTCCGCCAAGCTGGACTTTTTGCTTTCCGAAATGGAGCTTGGCGAAGTCGACGGCTTCGTCGATGCGATGCGCTCCGGTATTAAGGCAGACCTCCAGCAGATGGAGGCAGCGCATGTCTAATCTCTCAACCGTTCCAGCCCGCCCGAAGCAATGGCTTATGGAAGTCGGAACCGACAACATGGCCCCGACGCTGCGTTCCTGCGATTATGTCGCCGTGGTCGCCGCAGATGCCTATGCATTCCCGACGCTCTACGTGCTTGAGGAGCGAGGCTATCGGCGCGTTGTGCGTGCGCAGTATCTGCCGAAGGGTCGCGTCCAGATCATCTACGACAACCCGCTCTACACGCCTCAAGAGCTTAGCCTCGATTCATTTAACGATCTCGTGGTCGGTCGTGTCGTGGGTGACGTGAAGGTCCGAGAGCCGACAATCTTCGATCATGTCGGAGAGCGACGGCAGGAAATGGCCCCGGCTGACCGCTAGCGAGGCGCATGACCGCTAGAAATTTATTTTCCAACCAGCCCGGACAAAATCCGGGTTGGGTGACTAGTTGGGACTGTATCATTTTGCGGAGCCGAACGTGACCACCCTTCCTCACCACAACGACAACACGCGCGGGGGCATCGTCCCCCGCGGTCTTCGCCGGGTGGATGCGGCGCGGTATCTTGGGATCAGCCCGTCGCATTTCGATGCCCAACGCAAGGCCGGCAATATTCCGGCGCCGAAGCAGATGCTCGGCGTTGTACTATGGGACCGCAACGACCTCGATCGGCTGTTTGACGACATCCCGGCCGAGGTTCAGACCGACAACGTAAATCCATGGGACGGTGTCCTGAATGCGCGACAGAGCGAAGAAGCCTAGATGGATTCATAGGTACGTCGATCACAACGGGATAGAGCGCATTTATCTGCGCAAGCCCGGTGTGAAGCGCATTGCGCTGCCCGGCCCTGTCGGCAGCAAGGCGTTCTGGGATGCCTACAACGCGGTGGTGACCGACCAGCCGCGCGAAGTGCTTGTCACGCGCAATCCGGCTGGCAGCATCTCGTCGGCGATTGCGGGCTACTATTCCAGCGCGGAATATCAACGGCTCTCGCAGACGTCGAAGACGAATTACCGGCGCGTGCTTGAACACTTCCGCACCGAGCACGGCGAGAAGCCGTTGGCCGGTCTTGAGACGAAGCACGTCAATGCCATCATGGACTCGATGGCGCACACGCCAGCCGCCGCGAACATCCTGCGCAAGCGCCTGCACAGCGTTTATGAATACGCGATTGGCGCGGGCCTTGTGACCGAGAACCCGATCAAGCGAGCAAAGCGCGTCCGGTACGATCAGAAAAGCTATCGCAGCTGGACCGAGGCCGACATCCTGGCCTACCGCGCGAAATGGAAGGAGGGTTCGCTGTACA